ACTCATTCGCAGACAGCCCAGCGGTTTTGTACGCGTTGTTTGCGTACTCCATGACTTTATCTTGGCTATCCTTAAAAAGCGTCTCCACGCCGCCGACGAGCTGCTCATAGTCGGCATATGCTTGAACCGCCTTTGTTCCGAGCGCCCCGACTGCCGTAGCCGCTGCGGTCACGCCGACAACCGCGGCCTTTCCGGCAGCAGCAAGCCCGTTTTTGATTTTTTCGCCGAGGCCGGACATTTTCTTTCCGGTTTCGTCAATGCCCTTGTTTACGTCGGTAACATCTGCGCCGATCTTTACGCAGAGTTCATACAAATTCATTCTTTATGCACCCTCTTTCCCGCTCTGTATCCCATGATGTATACTTCTCGGGCGAAAGACACCGCCGCATATGCCGTGGTGCCCGGCTTTATGCTGTCCGGGCATGGGGTGGGGCGCTGATCGCGCCCCGCGTCTGCATCGTGAAAGCCCATTTTCCACGCTTCCAGAAAGTTCTTTTCCATCGTGCGAAGGTACTTCTTCGCCGCTGTAAGATTTTTCGCAGGAATCCCCATGCAATCACCGCTTTCTGCGTTCAAGGGCTTCGCCCGTCGCAACCAGAACCGCGCCGCAGAAGCAGCCAACCGCAAAGATAATTGCACCGATCAAAATCTGCATACAAGCCCCCATTAAAAATTCTCGATGACCTGTCCGGCCAGTTCTTCCCACCATTTTCCCATGCTGACAACCATATCGGGAGAGGTTGCGGCGTTTCGGTTGCCGCCGCGACCGGAGCAGTAGCTTGCAAGCCCTTCTAATTCATTCCACGCACGAAGAACTGCACCCGCGCCGTTTTTGCAGTTGTCGGAAAGCATGCGCAGCGCCGCCGCCTCTTTGATATCGCCCGAGGCAATACTTTCATCCAGCGCGTACTTGCCAAGCAACCTTAACATGGTGCTGTTCCCTTCGTATCTCTCTGCAAGGGAATAGTAATCCTCCACGGTCAGCACGCCAGCTTTCAGCAGCTCCACCGTATTTGCGTCGATCGCGTCCGGGTTCGCAAGGCCGTCTTTCTGGACATCCTTTTCAAGCTCCTTGCGCAGCTCTTTGCACCTCGCATCAAACTCCGGCCAGACTTTTGTTTCTGTGATCTTGAATGCGGCCTCTGCTTTGTTCAATTCGAGTGCAGTCGTAGCAACGCGCAGCTGCTTGTTTGCTGCATCGTCATCCGGGCGCCATGCGCCAGCGTCTTCGTTGGCCTGCTGCGCCGCCTGCAGCTCTGCATAGGATTTTGCGTACTCGTCGCGGGCACTTCTAAATGCAGTGTCAAGCTGCCGTGCGTATGTGTTGTATTTGCTCATGTTTCCCTTTCTGCGGGTTCTTCCGCCGTCGTAATATTCTTCAGTTCATATTCGATCATTTTGTCAAGATCGTCCAGCCGGTTCCCGGACAGGACGCGTAAGAATGTGCCGTTGTCCGAGATCAGATCGTCAATATTGCCGCGCTTTTCTTTGCCGTCCGGTGTTTGATACAGGAAGACAAGCTGTTTCCCGCGGCACTTCTCTGCAAAGCTGCGCAGACCGTCAAGCCGCGCTTTAATTCCTGCCATCAGTTTCATCCCTCCATTTTTCCAATTCGCGCAGCTGCTCCAGAATGTCGGTCTGTTCGCACAGCTTCAGCGAGTATTCCAGCACAGAGCGGGCGGCGGTAATGCGTGCCTGTGCCTGTTCGCCCTTGTCTTCCATGATCTCGCGCAGCGTTGACAGAGCCGGGCTTAACGTCTGCTGCGCTTGCCGGGTCGCGTCGCGCACCATGTCCCCAAATGCCTCTTTGTATCGCTCCATGAACTCAGCATCCTGCATATAGCTGCGCAAGGTGCTTTCACCAATTCCAGCGGCCTGTGCTGCTTCTGCCCGTGTGCGGCTCACAAGAAGCGCTTGCAAGGCTTTTTCTTTGCGCGGTGTCATATTTATCACTCCTTTCTTTCGTTGGTTTCTGCGGCTTTCTGGCGGTCATAGAGCCGCATAAAGTCCGCAAGGTTCATTGTCACACGCCACGGCTCCCGGCTTCGTCGGTGAAATATGGCGGGTACGCCATCATGGAAATACCGGCTATCTCTCTCGGCCTGTTTCATCCACTCAGAAAGACGGACTTGCTCGCAGCGCTTGCACTCGATATGTATTCCCGGCAATCCCGCGAGGTCTGGAACCTCACCAAAAGACAGGGAACCGCCGCGCTCGATGTTGTACCCGTATTCACGGAGAACGGCGGCGAGCTCTCTTTCACCGTCTGCGCCTTTGCGCTGTGATGCTTTCCCGCTCAGTTCGTTCACCCCCCTAATAGCACGTTTCAAAGAACCGGAGTTCTCGAATTTTTCCCGAAAAGAAGTGATTGATATTGTAGTCACAGCGCCGGTATCTCGTTGCAAAGTGCTTGTCGATCATAGCGCGGTATGCATCCGGGGAAACGTCTTCGATATATGCGCCCCTGTCCGTCTGCACGATATATGGCATATCTTGGCAAATCCGTACAATCTGGCTTGCCTTGATTGGTGGGTGCGGTTTTCCCATGTACTGCTCGTACCGCTCGAAGTAGTACCAGAATACGCTTAACGCATCATCTAGGCTGTAGCCACTTTGAGGGTATACGCTTGCGGCTATATCGGCGAACTTCTCAAAATCAAACGTCAATGAAAATCCTCCTTTCTTGATGAAATCCCTTATACCAGAAAGAAATATTGTTTGCTCTCTATGCAGGGGGTGGAACGGAACGCGATAGCGGCTCCGTTCCCTTATATCCCTTATATAGAAGAGGAATGATTTATCATTCCCTTTTACAGTAGTGCATCAAGCATATTGCATATTGCTTATTGCATATTGCTTATTGCTTCTGTAAGCTACCCTATAGGGGGGGTATAGGGGGGTATAGGGGGGCTATCTATCCCCCCATCGCTTTTCTGCTCCGGCTCTCCCGCTCTCGACGGATTCTTGAAAGTCCCTCATGCTTTCGTCGATGTACGGACGAATTACACAAAATACGGTAAATGCGCCGGGGGTAAGCTGTGCCGGGTCGATTTCCTCACCGTCAAAATATGCAAATGCAGCCTTTAGACCTAATCCGGCGTCAGCGTCCGAAACTGAAGAAATAGCCGCCCTCTGATGGTAAAGCATTTTCCACCATGTCGCCCGCTTTTCTTTTTTCTTGTATGTCATTTGTTACGCCCTTTCCACGGCATCCGCCGCGCATAGAATTTCTTTCGCCCTGTGCCGCATGGAGCGGACAAAGCGCGCCTTTTCTTCCTCGTTTGCAGGAAGGTAATAGCCGGTCTGGTTGTTGCTCAGTATGGCCGCGCCCGCTCGTCTCTCGGCGGAGATCATAGCGCGGACGGTTCGACCGTCAAGGCCGGTTATTCCCGCCAAGTCTCGAAGCGGAACGGCGTTAGCCTGCCCGTAGCGCAGAAGATCAGCTATTTTCATTGGACAGGAACCTTTCCAGCTCGTCAAGGTTGATCAGCGTAAACGTATAGCTCCCGTTTACGGGCTTGATTGTACCGTCTTTGACCCATCTGCGCAGCAGACGTTCGTTGATGTAAGTTCCGGGGTCTTGCGCCTTGATCTCTGCAACTGCTTTCGGAATAGTTCTAATTCGTACCATTGTAAACTCCTTTCAATTCAAAAAAATAAAAAGTGCCCACCGCTCACGCACTGTTACCATGCGTAAGTGATAGGCACAAAGGCACACGCAAAAAGGCAATTTCTCACCTTAAAGCTACTTCATTCAGTTTTCTTTATTGTATCACAAAATTGTATATTTTGCAAGCGTTATGCGTTCTTTTTATGAAAAATAGTTTCGCTTATACAGTCTGCTGTCTTGCGCTTTGCTTCGTCTATAGCGTGCGCGTATGTGTCGAGCGTTGTTGATACATCTGAGTGCCCAAGCATTCCGGCGACGGTCAACACGTCCACACCATTTGACAGCAAAATGGATGCTGCAGAATGGCGGAATAAGTGCGGGTTGATGTGCGGCAGGCCGTGTTTTTTGCAAAACTCGTCAAGATCAAGATTTACGTTTCCTGGGTTCTTCGGCGCACCATTCCATCTTGTGAATACAAGATTGTGGTTTTCCCAAAGATCGCCTAGTTTCAATCGTTCTTCCGTCTGGTAAGCCCGTAGCTTACGCAAAAGCGTCACCATTTCCGATGGAAGCGCTACACGGCGGCTGTTCCCTGTTTTTGTTGACCCGCTTTGAATGCCGGTTTCCGGTAAGTAAATCATGCTCTGATCGATCAAAATTTCACATTTCTCGAAATCTATTTTGTCCCACGTCAGCGCCAGCGCCTCCCCTCTCCGGCATCCCGTAGAGATGAAAAGGGTTATCAAGGCACGGAACGGAAGCGGCTCTGCTTCAAGGGCGGTAAGAACGGCTTTCAGCTGTTCAGGCTGCAGCGTCTTGCTTTCCCGAACGCGCTTATGCTTGGGCAGCGTCACCCGCTCAGCCGGGTTATATTTGATTATCATTTCCTTGTATGCTTGCCCAAGCACAGTGGAAATAATGGCGTGATAGTCCCGGATTGTTCCCGGGGACATCGGTTTATCATCCCCCGTCAGTTTGAAAAGATCTTTTCGCCCTAGATTTTTTTCAATAATGGCCGCATTCTGCCTTGTGATAGGTTGATTCTTGCATAGTCTGCGAATCAAATTCCCGTATACGCCGCATTTTCTCGCAAAATCGTTGCACGTCTCCCCATCTGGAATAAGCGTCTTAAAGTCAACTGCAGGAAGTGCGTAAACTTGCCATCGGGAAGCGCCCGGCTCTGAAAGCTTCTTGTAAAGATCATTCAAGGTCTTTGGACGAATTTCTTGTATTGGTATTTGCCCTATGTATTCGTTGATTCGTTCGGTTTGCCGACGGACGCGGGCTAGCGTTTGCGGCTTGTCTCCGCGCTGCTCCCTGATAGTGTAGCAGTATGCGGCATACTCCGCGAATGTCTGCCGGTTGTCTGCTTGGAACCCGTTTATCAGGTCTTGTTCAAACTCGGTCGCTACTCGCTGTAACTCCCGGTTCAATTCTCTCGCGGACATAGGCTTTTCCGGTTTCCACGTCTTGTAATGCCTGATTTGTCGATCGATGGAATCGCGGCCGAGCGTGACCGTGATTTTGTACGCCGTTCCATGTTTCCCCTCGATTTTCCTGATACTCGCCATTGTTTAAGCTCCTTTCCTGTCTCGAATGTTCATCACCCCTTCCCATTTGCATTTCTTGCAAAACGTTATAACGCCGCTGCAAACAGCGTCAGGGGTTAATTTGTGAAGCTTCTGGCCGCAGACCGGGCAGCAATACCACAACTGTCCGTTTATCAACCTAACCACGCCGCCCTCTCCTTTCTTGGCGCACACTTGGCGCACAATTTCGGTAAATAGGCTGAAACAGGCTGTAGTTTTGGCGCACAGTTCAAGAGTAAAACGCCCAATTTTGCGTAGAAGCCCCAACGTTTTCGCGTGATTGGCAAGAATATTGTATATTCTTGGGGCAAATATTACAACTCGCAACATTGCACAAATTTAATAACTATTTTTCTCTGTTTCAGCCTAATATGCCTGTTTTTGTTGCCGCTTTTGTTCCTTCTCTAGTTTCTTGGCGCACATTCTTGGCGCACAAGTTGAAAATCAACGCCTCAATCATCAAATCTGAACACAAAGCCTTCCGGAAGTTTGTTTACTGCGATACCACCCATGCGGCAATCCGGGAGCGGACAGGTGAAGCAGCTAGCGCTGTAGGGACAGACCGCGCGGGGCTTTCGATACCGGTACGTTGACTTGGGCTTCTTGCCGTTGGCTGCGGCGCGTAAGTAGCGGACATTTCTCTTTGTCACGCCGAGCCGCTGGGCAATCTCGCAGGTGCTGAGCCCCTGCCGGTACAGCCGCATGACCTCAGCCTGCTTGCTGGTCATGGCTTTTGATCTGCGGAACCCACACATTGCGAATGTGGGAGATTACCCGCAGGCTGTACTGTTGTGTGCGTGCATCGGCGTAGGGCTGTTTTGTGCGTATTGACTTAATGAGGCGCTTGCAGTCGGCTTTTGTCATTCCCTCTGGTGGAGTTATGTCCGGTACAGCAGCAGATTCCTCGAGCAACTTGTCCTGCATAAGAGCAAGGAAAATGCGTACTTCATCTTCGTTAAGAGAAAGAATCTGACTGTACAGATTGTCTTTGATATCGCTCATTTTCAACCCCTCCCAATGCTGCGGCTTGTCTCCGTCGCATATTTCTGTTCTTTTTCAGCCTTTCGCTGCCGGATCATTTTCAGCAATTCCGCCCTCTCATCCGGCGTCAGTTCTGATATAGCAGTCTCAAATTCTTCGCGCAGCGGGTCTGTGCTGTTTTGATGATTGTCCATAATTGCCCTCCCGTTACGCTACAACAAATCTTCGTGAAGTAGTCGAGCAGGTGAAGCGCTCGGCCAGTTCCGGCATGGCCTTCTTGAACGCCGTGCTGTCAAAGCGGCTGCTCGTCACGGTCTTCCATGTGATCTTGTAATCCGCACCCGTCAGCGTGTCGGCGTCGATGGCAGTCATGTGCGCCTTGATCGCGTCCTGAATGCTCTCAATCTCGGCTGTCAGCTCGTCGGCCATGCGGCGAAGTTCGCGAAGCTCGTTGACCTTGCTCTGAATTTCTGTGTTGCTCATTTGTAAAGCCCCTTTCCTTTTTCGGTGGGCTGTGCTATACTGCAGTCAGCCCTTTTCGGCTGCGTCTCCTGTTCACTTCCTACGGCGGCAGGAGACGCTTTTTCTTTGTCTCGGGGAACTCCGGCGGCTGGGGGCTTTCAACTGATCTCGTGAGCCTTGCTGCACTTTGCTGTTCCTTCCCAACTCTTATAGACGTTCTTCACCCATCTTCTGCCGGTGTCTG